TTCAGTTGTTTGACCATTATCTGCCCCAACCCCTCACGTTCCTCCGTAGAAATAAGAGCAAACATAAGATCAGCAGTTGCGGGAAGCCCAAAACTTTCGCTTGTATCAGTAAGATCAACATCACTACTACCATAGCCAGAACGAGTCGTCTGAGTAGCGGAGACGATAGGTACATTAGTCTCAACTGCAAGACCACGGAGTTCTTCAGCAATCGCCTTAATATAGGAATACGAGTTGACATTAGAATTTGCTCGATATCGACTTGATGCACAGATATTTAGATAGTCAATAAAAATAATATCTGGTTTAAATGACTTCTTAAGTGCAAGTTCATTGAGTAGTGCTTTAAAGTGTCCTGAGTGTGCAGATGCGGTTGGATACTCTTTAATAATAATTGTTCCTTGTGTCTTCTTTGCAATATTAGTTACCTTGTTTTCAAACATCATTTCTGGTAATTCAACTAATTGTTGTATTGGGACATTCAATAAATTAGCATCAATTCTCTCTGCAATCTTTTCCTCAGCCATCTCAAGCGTGATGTATAATACGTTCTTCCCTTGGAGTAACACACTGCTTGCGACATGACACATAAAGAGAGACTTACCAACACCAGTGCCAGCAAGAGCAATATTGAGTGTTTTATTAGGAAGACCACCCTTCGTAATCTTATTGAAAAAATCGAGGTCGAATTGAATTCGAGTTTCCTTTTGGTGATAGTATTTGTATCTTTCTTCATAGTCTTGCAAATAATCGTGTCCTACATTATTATCAAAACTAACTGCTAATGCATCTGACAATATTGATGGAATAGCATCTCTAGTTTTTTTCTTTTCTGTTTTACCATCAGCAATACTAATTGATTCAACTAGTGCAAGATAGATTGCACGATCTCGACACCATTTTTCTGTTGTATCAAATAACCATTGAAGATCACTTTTATCTTCATTTAATTCTGTTACTAAAGTACTTATATCTTTAAATCCTTCATCACTAATATCAGTTCTTTTTTCTGCTTCAATTATGATTGCTTCTTTAGATGGTAGATTACTGTATTCAATAATAAACTTAGCAGTTTCTTCAAATACTACCTTCTCATGATAACTTTCAAAATATTCATTTTTAAGAAACGGTAATACTTTTCTAGAATAATCTTCGTTGAATATTAAGTTTTTTAGAATTGTGGTTTCAATTCGTTCCATAACTATATTCTTCAACAGCAATATCGTTTAACTTCTTCATTATATCATCAGTAAAATATTTGTCAGGATTCTTATATATTTCTTTTGCATAAACTTTCTTACCATTCATTTCATATCTACCAGCAACATTCTTCCAGAGACCACCAAGTTCTCCAAGATCAAGTAAACCATAATACTTATCAAGACCTCGTTCATCATAATACAAACGAATATCAACAGTTTTGTTTTCTTTACTTAAACGTGATTTATGAGTCTTTGCTTTGATAATGTTTCCGATGACTTCCTTGCCATCCTTTTCTTTTTTCTTGCTGAGATAAATGATCGTAGACGCTGCATATTTGAGTCCACTGCCTCCTCCCATTTCTTTAGTTGGTACATAAGCTCCGATGACATCATAAGTGTGATTTGTAACTATAAGTGGAATATTTGCTTGACCTAATTTGAGAGTGAGCATACGAAATGCACCTTTGACAAGTTGTGATTTGGTCATATCACGGACTTGTTTATCATCTAAAGCGTCTCTTATTTCCTTCTCTGTTGACAACATACCGAGAGAATCTAACACGAACATACAAGGTTTACGATTCTCTTCACTTGTCTTAAGGTATATATCTACTGCACGAAGTGCTTTACTTCGGAACTCTTCAATTGTTACAACATTCACAACAACCAACCGTGTCGTATCAATTCCACGAGACTCCAGTAATCCTTTATTGACTGCTGCTTCAGTGTCAAAATAGAGACAATACCCATCAGGGTTAGTATCCAAAAAGTTCTTGACGACAGCAAGCGAGAAATAAGTTTTACCAGTAGACGACTCACCAGCAATGGCAGTAATACGATTGCTGCTAACCCCGCCAAGAATAGACCCACTAATGAGTCCATTAAAAATGTAGGATCCTGTATCAATGAATCTTTCAGTCTCATCAATATCTGACGCAATCTGCGTATATTCATCTCCTATCTCTTTTACTATTTCTTTTAAAAAATCCATTATACGAAAAATGATTCAAGGTTTACAGTTCTCTCAGCCTGCCATCCGATGGAGTCAAGGATGATCTTGAGAGGTTCAAGGAACGACTTCTCAAATTGTAGATCATAATCTATGTATTTGTCAAGGTTAAGTTCCTCTGGAAATTGTTGAATGAATGATATTACATTCTCTTGAATTGGATTTGGTCTCTTGAGATAACAAAATTTAATCTTCTCACCATTATTAATCAAAGAATATTTTTGTGTGAGTTTATTCTTCTTCACATAATGATTGAAGAGAAGAGCACCACGAGCATGAATTGGTGTTCCCTTTTCATAGATCGCATTGACACTCTTATACTTCTTCACGTTACTCACCGTTCTTGGAAATGATATCTCCTCTGGTGGTAATGATCTAAAGTTTGTTCTACATTTTTCGATGAAGTCAATGACATCATCTTCAGTCTTTGTCATGATAAGTTTAAGAACATCCTTAATCATGGTGCGACAAGGTGCAGGCGTTGATGACTTGACTGCCTCAATACCCATCATCTTGAGTTTAGGTTCTGCGTAACGAACACCTTCACTATCCCAGACATTCAAGATGTATCTTTTCTTGGCAGTCCAGATACCACGGTCAGCAATGTTCTCACGTTTCATAAACATCTTCTGCTCGTAAGCGTTGACGTAGTTGGCCAACGCTTCATAAGAACTCGAAATATACTTTTCAAATTCCATCTCACAGATCTTGTTAAGGAACCCAACAACACCTTCAGTAGTCTTCTCTCGTTCTTTGTATATAACCTCGACCAAAGGGCCCAGATGCAAATAGATAGAATCGGTATCAACAGCAATAACATAATCTTCATCCTTTGTTTTAAGTATTTTGTTTAGATAATTATTCATCCGATCTTCAATCCAACGGATTGAAACCTGACCAGATAAAGTAATCGCCTCTGCATTTTCAAGTTTGTAATAACGAAAGTATTCATTACCAATCGCACCATAAGCAGAGTTCAGTTGAATCTTACGAGCCATCTGAATATTATTAAATGTTGCAATATCTTTAACAAGTTTAGGATCTTTTGTATCCTCATACTTTTGTTTTGCAGCAAGCATCTTTTTCTTATACACAGTTCTTTCTGTGTATATCTTCTCCATAATCTCTGGTAAGAAACCACGGATGTCAGTGCGATACATTGCACCATTGGCACACACAGCACTGTCCTTATGAAGTTGAAAGTCTATCTCTTCTTTAAGTATTCTATCAACTGTAGCTGTTGGGTGTTTGTCATCCTTGAGGGTCTCAGGGGAAATATTATATTGCATAATGAGATGAGGATACAGACTATTAAGGTCAAACGAAACCACCCAATCATACTTTCCTGGCTTTGGTTCCTTAACATACGCCCCTGCGTATTTTTGTGATTTTGATGTTCTTTTCTTTGGTGGGATGACAATGTTCTGTTTCTTGAGGTAATTGTAAATGATAGTATCCCACATTCTCACTTGGTAATGAATGTCGATAAAGTTAACTTTGGCATCAAACGCCATTGTAATTGCAAGTTCAATTAATTTCAACTTGTCTTCTAGTTTATCAACCAGTTGAACGTCAATAATATTGTATCGAACAAACTTATCCCAATCTTTTGTGTAGAACTCACGGAAAGTATCATACTCATCATGTCCAAGTTTCTTTTCACCCAACTCATAATTAGCAATATAATCCAATCGATATGACTCTTGGTTTGTATAAGTAAATCTTTTATACAAATCAAGATAATCAAGTTGAGTGACACCACCAATATCATATGTAATATTTCTACGACCACTAATATAAACTTCATCCTGAGATACAAGACCCCAAGGCGATAAGTCTTTCATTGACTTCTCACCAAGAACACGATTGATACGACCAGCAAGATATGGTATGTCATACATCTGTGAGTTCCAACCAGTAATTACTTCTGGTAGATTCTTTCTCCAATATGACAGAAA